CTCTGACATACATAGACAATTCGCTCAACGCAGCATCGATCTGATCTTCAAATCCATTTGCCCGTCTAGGCGCCAAATCGGCAATGTGAGGGAACAAAGCACACAATTTATTATGATCTAGACCGGTATTAAAAGGGCGTGGCACGACCTTTAAAATACCCTTATCGACCTTGTTAATTGATTGACCGCCAAGGCTCTCAACATATTCAATAGTATAAGCGATATCTGCTTTTTCTGCTGTGATCGTGCTAGAGCTGGCAAGATATGACCAGCACGCAAATTGCACTGATGCACTACTAGAAAAAGAGAGGTCTCTAGGTAGTGGATCGCCCATGATCAAGCTAGCCCCCACGATTCTCACTGGTCTTATCGCGAAGTAGTCATCGCCGTCGGACACTAAAAACGCTTGATTTTGATAAGGCTTGAGGCTAGTCGTGGACGCTGATAAAGTTAATGACCGTCTGTCATTTGCGATAGCAGTGGCTGTTAGTGATGCTCTGCCTTGAGTCATGGCGCTAGTGACATCACCGCTTTCAAGATGAAAGGTGATCGATGGCGTGCCAGTGATAACCGTGGGCGCTTGCCAGATGAAATTATAATCTTTATTTTGCTGTGCTTTGATCATGTTAAATCCTTTATTTCGCTATCGCTTGCCACTGTTAAATCCATGACTTTAATGAATCCCTTGCTTACTGGTGACCATGAATGACGACAATTATAGCCACCTCCAGCCGTAAGCACTGGCCCAGCCCCTTGCCCATTGTTGAGCCTATTGATTTGAGACTTGCTTAACACCTTGCCTACAAGTTTACGACAAAAAGGGCGTGTGATTCCATCTTTAGGCCCTACATACATAAACAAATCTATACCAGCTTGATCTGCGTTGATCGCTTGCACAGATCGTCCGAATTCCGATATTTTCAATCGTGCTTGTGTAGTGTTTGCGCTTGTTGCCCTTTGAAAAGATTGTGCTAAGGCATCTAGTGGCGCTTTAGTCGATCCGATAATGGCTGCTGTATTAACTGCATCTTTAATCGATTTGCTTAGAGATGGTATCACGCTATCATCAAAGACGGATGCGCTAGCTCTTTGTATAGTGCTAGAAATTAAATTTATATCCCCACTGATGAAATTCGGATCAATCGCTTTCATCGCCTTATTCGTCATCTCAACAATATCAAGCTGAGATGCCTCAAAGTAAGCTATCGAGTCGCCAAGCCCCTCAGATATCAAGAAGTTTTTCAATTCTATGGGCGTCATATTTAATAAGATTTGCCCACGCCCTTGCTTGATAATTTTAGCGATAGCGTCTTGTAATTTCTTTGTCGATTTTGTGAGTTGTCGTTCAAATTCTTGAGCTACACTCACCTCTTTTTTTAGGATATCCAACCTTGATTTTATCAAGGCTTTCATATCTGGATTTGATTCAGATTCAAGTTGTTTTTTGAGATCATCGATAGCTTCTTGATCAGCATCTTTCTCAGCTAAGGAGACATGATGATGAGGATGATGCCCACAATGAACGCAAAACATAAGAATCCTATCAGACTAAGCAAGGCAGTCGGTAAGCAAGAAGCCGTAATTTTGAGCGATGATCTTGTCTTGATGAGTATGTTCTAGCCATACTGTTCTCTTAGTCATAGCGAGATCATCATAAGCACCACTTGAGAAGCCAGCATATTCAAAATTGAGAGCAGCTACGGGCATGACTTTAGTGCCATTTTTATTGCTTACTGCATCGCTACCCTTCATGATGCCCATGAATACGCTATCATCTGTCCAGATTTGAGCTTCGCTTGAAGTCAAGCCAGCGTTTGCGGTCTCTTTGCGAGCAGAGCCAACAAACACATTTTGCACGCCTAAGACTTCTTTGAGCACAGAGATGACCATGTTATCTTGCATGATGCGATTGCCTGCTGCTGTACCTGATGCGGTTGAGCCAGCTGTGAAAAATCCTCTAACATCTGGAGCTCTAGACAAAGCACGCAAAGCGCCATAGCCGAGGACGAGAGTATCAGGCAAAATGCCATGGGCATTCGCACGAATAACATCGATAAGGGCGTGAAGGTCAGTTAAAGGCTCTGCACCTGCGGAATTCCATTGAGTGCCCTTTGATCCATTGCCTAACGCATCGAGATCGGCGGTATATGATCCCCAGTTGCCAGCACTAAACAATAAATTTGCTAGGCGTGATTCACGGGCTAAAAGCATTGCTCTTTGTACTTTTTTAAAACTTCTTGTTTCTTCATTACCGGGGTATTGAGAATAAGCGATATCTTCTAAAGCGATGCTATCAGACAAAGAATAAATCTTAGCGCTATATGTAGTGCTAGTGCGATCAAAATTGCCGATTGTTTGACGACCAGCGCCGGGAGCTCTTTCTGCTGATACATCTGGAGCGCCCATAAAGTTACGAGTTTCTTCAATGAGAAGAGTACCGGTAGGGCCAACAGATGAAACATCAACCTTTTCAATGACTTGATCTGCGATGAGTTGACCATCACTAGGGATCGCTTCAATGGCAAGATTTTTAAGAATTTCGTTGACTGGATGAATATTGCTATAGCTAGGATTTGCCATGTTATACTCCTAAAGATGGGCTAAATAAAACTTCGATTTGTTCGTTGCTTGAGCCGGCTGTATTGACATCATTAGCCAAGAAGCGCCCTGCAATAATTTGAGTGCTTGCGCCAGTGCCGTCATAAGCATAGACTTTACCAGCTAGACCGGGCATAACAAAGAAATGTGTACCGGCGGTGATAGCGCCCCCAGCGATACATCTTGTTAGACCTAAAATGCAAACATTGACGACATCGCCACTTGAGACGACTTGTTGAGATACGCCTACAGGTACATCGGTAGAGGCTGTGCATGGGGTAACCTTGCCATCAGAGTCTTGCTTAACGAGTTGAAAAGCGGTGATGCTAGCAGATGCCACGAATGTCTTATAGATTGATTGTTCGTTGAAAGCCATGATTTATACTCCGAAATAGTTTTTATAGGCTTGTGGATTTTCATTTTTAAAGAGGTCAAGCGCTTGAGCAAAAGTGATGCCCTTTTCTTTTTGAATCGATCTAACTTGTTCGCTCAAAGAGATAGGCTTGCTTGCTTCAGCGTGTCCGACTTCAGACAAATTGACTGCTTGATTTGCTTGTCTCTCAGAGAACATGCGCCAAAAAGATGGGCTCTTGTCCTTTAGGTCGTAAGCTTCCTCGGCTACTGCTTTCTCGCTTGGCGCGATCTTGCCAGTGTTTAAGAGGGCATCGATAGCGTTCTTGCGTTCAGCGCCATGCTTCTCAGCTTGAAGCTTATTAACTTGTTCATTGAGAGCGGTGATCTTGATAGACATCTCGTTCATTAATTTGACGCTAGCTTCGCTCATGGCCTTAGGCTTGTTATCCATGCCATATCCCATTGCCATAGGTGAATCCACAGGCTCATTAGGTTCTTGGGCATCTTCTTGCTTTGCTGCTTCATACTCAGCCTCAATCGCTGATAGTTTTGCTTCTAGTTGTTTGACGAGTGCGTCTTTTTCTAAAAGCATAGCAATAAGCTCATCTGGGCTTTTGCCTTGTAATTCTGTTTGATCCATAAGTTTCTCCGTTAAAAGAATGCGATCTATTTTTGATTGTGATTGTGCTGGTCTAGGAGTCAAGGTGACGGCTAAAAGTTGAGCATCACCTATCTTATTCCCACCGTCTCTAGCATAGACAGGGCCTATAATAAATTCTGGGCTAGACCATAGATTGCCCTCAGACTCCTCAACAATTTGAGCGCCCTTGGCTGTATAAAGAGGATAGGCATAAAGCCCATTATCTTTGATTTCAAGGTCAGCTATTTGCCCCAAAGCCATAGACACATCAGGGCTAGAAAGGCTAGAGGCATAAGGCGAGCTAGCATGATTCCAATCAATAATAACATGATCATTATTTTTTCGCTCATAAAATACCCTTACAATTTCCTCTAGGTCTTTTAATGTGATAGTGCTTATTTTACTGCCATTCATGCGAGAGTTTACATCGCCTAAAGCTAGTGTTAAAAATGGCTTGCCTTTGATAAGGCTGGCTACCGGTCTTAATTCGCTCAAGGCCTTATATTCTTGGTCTGCTTTATCCATTTGTCCTACCACTTTTTTAGCCCATGTATAGCCAGCATCACCGCCCCAGCCGTCCCATGCTTGTCGTCCTTTGCCATATACCGCCCATGTCGAGCCTTGTTTATCGACTTCATGACGAGTAAAATAGGCAAGCATACGACGCACGGTGTCCGGTGACAGCTGTTTTGCATTGATTAAATCTCTTGCTCTTGCGATGCCTATGGGCGTCATGCCTCTTTGAGATGACGGCTTTTTTGCCCTATTATCTAAAGCGCGTTTAGCTGCTTCTTGAGCGCCTTTAGGTGGGGTAAAATCAATGTGGCTATATTTATCTGGAATCGCTAAATTCATTAACTCGGTTGAATTTTTGAGCTGTTGATTGATCACTTGCTTTTCAAATTTACTCATCTCTAAGACTCCTCAATCTCTCTGCCATAGCAAGAGATGGGTTTTGCGCAACTTGTCTATCTTGGCTAGTGCGCACTGCTTCAATGGGTAATTCACCAGCGCCGATTCTTTGTCTGATCGCGCGTTCTAGATTATCGTCTGGGGTAAGCAG